ACCAGTTCCTGGCAATCCGGTAGGTCCAGTGGGCCCCGGAGGTCCACCAGAAGGTCCGGTTGCTCCGGTTATGCCGGTAGGCCCAGTAGGCCCTATTTGAGGCAAAGGAAAGGAACATGGAAAGGGTATGTGACAATTCTTTTTAAATTTACTCATTTTTACACCTCCCTTATAAATTAACTACCAATTTATATTTATACTTTAACAACTTATGAGTAAACAGACACACGGGTGTAAGGAAAAAACCTATAAAAATTACATAAAAGGTTTTAAGAGCAAGCCTCTATTTCACATTCCATACCAAAAAGAGCACCATATATATAAGTGCTCTTCAAAGGAAAGGCTTTATTAATAACTTTAGTACGGCGTAGGAAGTGGAGTCCCTGGCGGTCTCCACCAAGACTCAACGGTTTTCCAAGCAGCATTATAATTGTAACCTCTTCCCATCAAGTATCCTATGGCAACAGCTTCTGTTAATGCATGTCGATAGCCAAGGTGCTGAGCTTCTTGTAACCCATGACTAACAGCTGGAGTTATTATAGTAAGAGTTTGTTGTTGAAGGTTATGTGATTGTGGATATAAGGCTTGCTGAGGCTCTCGATAATAATCAATAGGGGTATAAGATTGTTGATTGTTGATGTCCATATTAACACTCCTCTCTTTTGATCAAAATAATTATTAATTATGGATTTTAGATACTTAATAATTTATGCGGGTATGGGTTGTTTGAGGAATGGGCAATAAACATGTGTTTTTAATCTTCTAAAATAAATTTATTAGAAGGTAAGTTATAGGATATAGCTATATTAAAATGAATTGGCTAAAAGAAGAAGACAAGAGGCGACGTAATTGCTGTAACACTTGATGAGGATTGGTATAAAAATTTCATTTTGTAGTGAAGAAGAAATTGAAATAGAGCAACCATTTAGGTTGCTCTACAGATAAGAGGTAACTCAGTGAACAAAATGAACACGTTAAAAATGTATGTAATAAGTAGAAGAATAAGAACAAAAAAGCAGTTAGCAAAAGCTAACTGCTAAGCCCTCGGAGAAAGGGAAAAAGAAAATTACAGAGGTCACTGTGAATTCAAGCTGTATCAGCCCATTTATAGTATTGGACAGAATTCAGAATTTTATTCGAATAAACTCAAAAAAAGCAGCTAGCAAAAGCTAACTGCTCACCTCTCGACCAAGAGAGCTAGAGTGGGAAGAATTTAAAAAAACCTTTTAAATTCTTCCCTAGTATCGGAAAACATGTAGAATTTTATGCATTTAAAGCTTAAATTAGGAAGTTCAATAATTGATTGTATCTATAGTATGGACAAGATTTAAGAATTTATCCAAGGAGGAATGGATATGAAATACTTTGAGTTTAATAAACAAGAATATTGGGCATTAGTAGCGGCAGAGACGTTAGAAAAAGCTTGTGAAGTCTACGCAGAGGAAGTGGCGTATTATTCAATTGAAGAAGTTAAGGAAGTTGGAGAACCGAAAGAAATGCACCCAATTGACGCGGCATTAATGTACGAAAGAGCGGTTTTGAAAGAAGGTGACGATAGAAAGCTTTCTGAAATAGCAAAGGAGTTTATTTCCTTGAAGAATACAACAGTTTTAATTACTTCAGAATTAGCATAAAAGAGCAGCTAGCAAAGGCTAACTGCTCAATTCAGATAAAGCATCTGAAAATGGGTTATCAATAGTATTGACGGATTATTGAATTCTATTCAGGGAGAGGGAATTTATCCAATTTAGTTTGCTACTACTTGATCTTGGTCTGCAACATCAGAATCAAATGTATTTGTTGCACTAACACCGCTAAAGTTATTGGTAATAAAAGCATTATTTGATGAACCTGAACCATTATAAGATTTTGTATTTGCTTTTGGAGAAACGTTATAAAAATCACCTAAGTTGAAAGAACCGTTACTGGTTTGTACGACAAGGTTTCCAAGAATAGCTGGCATAGCTTTCACCTACTTTTTTAGGAAATATTTAAATTAGTATATGGTGTATGTGTCTAGAGGTTCATCTGGATCTGAAAATTTTGAAATGAAGTTTGTTAGAAAACATAACAAAATAATCCTTTTGTGGGAAAAGGAATTTATAAAATAGGTACAATTCACGTTTAGATTATTTTTGAATGTAATAGTATCAAAAGGAGTAAAACGCTCCAAAATGGAAATGTGAGACGTTTGCATGAAAGGGATGAGAGGAATGGCAAATGCAAAGAAAAAGAAAATAAGAAAAGCTATCGCTCGTCGTGCGATATCCGTTGATAAATACCAAGTTAACAAAGCTTGGAGAAACATCTTTGTACAGGCTGGTATTATCAAATAAATGAAAATAGAATACAGTCCGGCTAGAAAACTAGAGGACACCAATTCATTAAAGCAGCAATTAAAGCTGTTTTAAGAATAGGTGTCCTTTTTATTTTGGAAAGGGAGATGGGGAAATGAAGGTGCTAAAGGATCAGTTACGTGAGTGGAAAAAGCAATCAAAACAAGTGAAAAAGAAAAACAAGAAAAAACAAAAAGAGAAATTAAGCACTCGTGAAATTGAAGATTTAATGGGAATTCGTGGACCGCGTTATGAACGTAGACGTGGAGCATTAAGACAAAAGTAATTAAAAAATAAAAAGGAGTGGTCTTACATGACTAAACAATTATCTTTCTTACCAAAAATCGATAGAACGGCAACACAAGAGGAATTAGAAGGCGTGTTGGAAAGTGTACGTATACATAGACAATTTGGGATGATGCGTAAAGAAATGAAAGTCACTCCTTCTTATGAAATGCGTGAACACGGCCCTACACATGCAGTTGGTAAGCCGTTAGAAGATGTTGCCATAGCAAATATTCAACAAAGTAAACGAGAAGAATGGCTTGAAGGGATGTCATTACGTATTGATCAGTTTTTAAATCGATTAGGGAACGGACGCGCAGGAATTGTCCAAAGGGATATTATTTGTAAACGTTATTTAGAAGAAGAGGATATGTGTGATTACATGGTTTATAACGAAATCGGAATGTCAGAACGTACTTATCGACGTTGGAAGTCTAAGGCGTTTTATAAACTTGCTTTTGCACTTGGATTAGAAATTTACGAGACAGAAGAGACTGGAGGTAATGAATAATGAACTTTGTTCAACCAATACGTGATCCAGAGCAAATACAACAAATTAAAGAGTATTTAAGGGAAAAGAGCGAACGCAATTATATTTTGTTTGTAATGGGAATCAATACAGGTCTACGTATTAGTGATATTCTAAAACTAAAGGTTGGAGATTTAAAGGGTAGTCATATTTCAATGCGTGAAATGAAGACAGGAAAGCAGAAACGTATTCAGATTACTGCAGCATTAAGAAGAGAGTTAAAGTGGTATATTGAAGATATGGGAGATCATGAGTATCTAATCAAGAGCAGACAAGGAAGGAATAGGCCGATAGGAAGAAGCATGGCGTATAAAATACTTAGTATCACAGCAGCTGAGTTTGGATTAGACGAGATTGGAACGCATACCCTACGTAAGACATTCGGATACCATATGTATATGCAGACAAAGAATATAGCCTTGCTGATGGAGATATTCAATCATTCAAGTGAACGAGTAACGTTGCGATATATAGGAGTAAACCAAGATGCAATGGATAAAGCAATGACTAGATTTAAAATCTAGTCATTGCTTTTTTTATTTTTTACTCCTCCTTCTGTTTCGACTTTTTTCTAATCTTCGTTACGTCACTTTTCCAAATAAAAGGAGAGAAGTGATGAATTTATAATTTGTAAAGGGAAATTAAGAAGATCACGAGATTGAAATGGGTACTATACAACTAATAAACGGAATCTATAAATAGTAATTTAACGATATTTTTGTTATCATTGTAAATGATGGAAATGTGAAGCTAACTCAATTTAGTGAAACTAAAATTATTAAGCATTAAGGCAAATTGAAAAGGATTAAGTTTAATGAAGGAGAAGAATATTAGTGATTAAACAGGTATTTTATTATTTATTAGCTTTTATAATAGGGACTGTTATTTGTGGTCTGTTAGGAATGGTGAATGATGAATTAGGTAAATTCGTAGGTTCATTGTTCATTAGTGTATATACGCTAAAGGCTTATTATGATTGTATGAATAGTACAATTTTAAGAAAGCGATTGGTACGTAATAAAAAGGTAAAGTATAAAACATTACAAGAATGGATTGAAGGAAAATATAAGGGTTTTTACGAATTAGAGAATACAATATTTGCAGGAGAAGCTAAAACTGATTGTTTAGATAATTTAAAAGTAATTAGAAATCAAATTTTAAAGTTAGGAAAAGAAAAGGCAAAGTTATTACGTGCGCATTTAAAAGTAGTAGATAAGAATGAGTCTTACATAGAATTTTTACTCAAATTTATTACATCGATGGTAATGGGTATATTTCTATGGGGTGTGAAAAGTTTGCTCTTTAAAGAAACGCTGTCTTATGGTTTTGAAGAGGTTATTAATTTAATCACCTATTGTTTCGCTATTTTTATTTGGATCTCATCGATAATTAGTAATAACCTTGAATCTTGTTATAAGACAAGAGTGTTACTCGAAATAATAGATACCATAGAGGATGATGATTATTATCTAAGTTAATTTTACCAGTTAACGGGGGAACATTAATTAGAAAAACTTAATTAGTTTTTCTAATTAATGTTTCTTTTTGTTTTTATATACAAAAGAGCTGTAGAGTTGTAAAAATAATTTTCGTATTTTGGGCTATTGATATAGGAAGGTTATGATGTGGTTATTATATTTTTTATTGATGGATAAAACAATGACTAGGTTTAAAATTTTATCATTGCTTTTTTCTTTTAATTCTATACAGTTATTCATTTTTATTGTGATGTGTAACTCAAAAAAGAAAGTTGCATAAAACCATGAATATCAAGGGCTATAGCGTTTGGCTTAGTTACACAAAATATAAGATATGGGTAAGTGAAGCAACGGCATAAAAAAGAAGCATAGTTTATCAAATAGACGTAAAGCTCTATTACTATTAAGTTAAGAAATTCATTGTTTCCGATTAATTGCATCCGTTTATTGTGATTGTTATTGATTTAAAAAAATAAAAAATCGCCTTATTAAAGGCGATTCATTTTGTATTCTTTTGATAAATAAATATCTTTTAAAATTAAATACAATGTTCTACATTAACGTGTTTCTGGATCTTTGTCTTTTTTTCTAAGACCAAATAATCCTAGTAGTCCCAATAAACCAAGCCAAGTCCAATTATTATTTTTATCACGATTATTATTTAAATCATTTGTCGTATTTACATTTCGAGTTCTCACATCATTATTAACTCTATTCATGTTATTGTCATTAACTCGAGTTGTTATATTATTATTGTTAACTCTATTCGTATTATATCCATCGTATTCAGCATGGACGCTTGTACCAAAAACCATAATAGATAGTAATAGGGCACCTAAAATAGATGAAAGTTTTTTCTTCATGGTTTTCCCTCCTTTCGTATTTAGTAATGTCCCCAGTTCCTTTAGACAATATTCGGTTGAAAATATATAAAACCATTTGAATTGAAATTCCGATAAACATCTTTAAATTTTATTATTAAAAGTACTTATAATAATGGATTAAGTTAATTGAAATATATTTATTCTTTATAAGAATAAATTTTTGGTAACGGTACATTCTATGAGAGGTAATTACTATATTTGGGTAAGGTGTTCCTTATGAGTTATAAGAACTTATTTTCTTTAATCCAGAACATGGTTGGGAAAATTTTTTCTATAGTAAGTATTGTTGCTAAAAGTCTAATTTCTTTAAGGAGGAATATTTTTATGGGTATTTTAAGTGGAAATCCACAAAATGAACCAATGCACTACGGAGAAGTCTTTGGAATTTGGAGTTACCTTGCAGCGGCACAAGGTGCAATTGCTGGATATCAAGTTCTTATTAACCACACAGGAGACGAGGATTTAAAGAAATTTTTAGAAAACCTTGTAGAGAATGATATCCAATCAGAAGTTGAAGAATTAAAAAATATATTAAAATTGAATGGTGTTGCATTACCACCAGCACCTCCAGAAAGACCAGTTGCATCTATTGAAACGATTCCTCCTGGTGCTCGTATTAATGATGCGGAAATTGCAGCTAAAGTTTCTATGGATCTTGCCGCTGGGTTAGTAGCATGTAGCCAAGCTATGGGACAATCTCTTCGAGAAGATGTAGGAATGATGTTTGGTCAATTTCATATGAAAAAAGCACAAGCTGGAGCTATATTACTTCGTCTGAATAAGAAAAAAGGTTGGATTATTCCGCCTCCATTACATGTTTTACAATCAGATCAAGCATAATACCTAAATAAAATTCAATCTATTCTTTATGACTGTTGCAGTGAGATTGTCTAGGAAAATAAAGGTTATTAGTGAATTAAAATAAGTGGCAGAGCCGTGACCGCTTTTTGGCAGTAAATGTGCCGGTTGTTTTGGAATCAACGTGATATATTTGTATTGTGAGTAGTGGCGGAAAACATTGCTTATAAAATTCCTGATAACTGAAAATGGATCGTCATAACCGGTGGCGATGGTTGCAGATTGGATGAACAGTTGTTTCTTAATTTTACATTCAATTGCAATTCACGTTGTATAAACGGAGAAGGGCTTTAGCTCTTCTTCCAGTTACTTAATAATGCATAAAAAGATTGGTGCAGCAACATTAGGTGATTGGAAGAAGGGTAAAACTTCATTTACCGTAATTAAAATACAAATAAATAATTGATATCAGAGCATCCATTCAGGTTCTTTTTATTTTGGAGGAGATTGTACTTTGAAAATACCATTAAAAAAAATGGTGCTTGAATAAAAGTTGTGGATTTGAAGAGGCTTCTCATACGATACGTGATGGTTGTAAATGCCCTAAACGTAATGGGTCAATGATGAATCAAATTGGTGCAAATGAAAGATAAGAAAAATAAAAAAAGAGGGCTGAATCCCTCTTTTTCTTTTGATATGCTAATTAATCACAAATCGGTATTCCAAGCACTCTTAGAGCTAATGCTACTTGAAGAGAAATCTCTAATCTAGCAATCTCGATACCAGCTACTGTAAGAACTAAAAAAGGTTGGCCATTTACAAACACAACGCAACTTTCCATGGTTACGCCTCCTTTCTAGTAATCTACTACAGTATATGAATTGAATATAAATATGTAATAGTTAAATTGATAGATTTACCTTGTTCTAACAAAACAAACTCAACACAAACCAAATATTGTAAAAGTTATTTAAAAACCATCTAATGTAACACATCATATATTTTGTTACATTAGAATTTAGAAGAGAAATGCTGTTATATCAACGTTTCTGTCTATTTATAAAAATAACTACCATATTTTATGTAACATATTGTATAATAAAGATACATCTAATGTAACATAACGTATGGAGGGGTAAGGAATGAAGTTTGTGCAACCAATTCGAGATAAGAAAAAGTTAGAAGAAGTGAAAGAGGTTTTACGTCGCCAATCTTATCGTGATTTGTTTTTATTTGAAATGGGGATCAATACAGGTCTAAGAATTAGTGACTTATTGAAGTTACATGTAAATGATGTAAAAGAAAGAACTCACATTGTTATTAAAGAACAGAAGACCGGAAAAGATAAGCGTTTCATTATTAATACAGCGTTAAGAGAAAAAATAAATGAGTATGTAAGCGGAATGAATGAAACGGATTGTTTATTTGCTTCGAAAAAGACGGGAAAGCCAATTACAAGAATTCAAGCTTATCGAATCATGAATGGCGCTGCTGAAAAGGTAGGGCTTGATGAAATTGGAACGCATACGCTTAGAAAAACGTTTGGATATCATTACTATCAAAAAACAAAAGATGTGGTAATGCTACAAACAATCTTTAATCATTCTGCTCCATCGATTACATTGCGTTATATAGGAATCCAGCAAGATGAGATTGATAAATCATTAGAAGATTTCAGTTTATAAATAAGAAACAACAAAAGTAGCGAATCCGCTGCTTTTTTATTTTTTAAAAAAGAACCTGCAAACCTGCAGATTCTCCTGACAATGATTTATATAATTGAGACTCGAAAATGAATTCAAGAGCGTTTGTTAATTCAATCTGTTCTATAATCATTGTTTCTAATTTTCTTTTTTATATCTAAAAATCCTATAAGCATAAGTGTTATCAATACTAATTTAGTCCAATGAAATTCTTGATGGAACATTAGTCCATAGAAGAATTCACAAGCGTATATTAGCCCAATTATAAGAAATAGCCAAATCATAGATTTCAAATCTTTTAAATGATATTTGTATTTATGGATTTTTTTCCACATATGTATCAGCTCCTTTTAGTATGAGTTACTTATAATATTACATTTAAATTAATAGATTAACAATAAAATACAAAGCAATTAGCGTGAGGTGGTGTAAATGGAAGAAGAAACTGTAGATGTTCCTACATGTTCTGTTTGTAATGAACCTTGCATGTGGACATTAAAAATGCCATTAACTATTACTCATTTCGATAAAACATATATCCGTGAAGCAAATACGGATAATGCTCATATATGCATTGAGTGTTTAGAGAAGGAAGTGCAAACAATTGGATAAGGGGGCAGGTGTTATGTAATTATGGCCAGACAAAGAAGTCCAGACCGTGATAAAGCGTATCAACTATTTAAAGAACATAATGGCGATATTACCAATCGTAAAATTGCAGAATTGTTATCTACATCCGAAAGAACTGTGAATGAAAAAACAGTAGGAGGATGGAAAACGAAAGATAAATGGATACAGCAATTAAATGGAGTACTCCATAAAAATGAACGGAGTACTCCAAAGAAAGATGCGGAGTACTCCAAAAAGAAACCAGGAGCACCTAGAGGTAATAAAAACGCTATAAACAACCATGGTGGAGCTAAAAAGGGTAATAAAAATGCCGCTGGTAATTCTGGTGGTTCTGCTCCACTACGTAATGATAATGCTGTAAGTCATGGTCTATATAGAAAGTATTTACCACAAGAAATATATGATCTGAAAGAAGAATTAAAAGAAGTAGTTAACAATGATTCATTATCAATCATTTGGGAAAGTATTATGCTGCAGTACACTCAAATCATTCATGCTCAACGTATTATGTTTGTTAGAGATAAAGAGGACATGACAAAGGAACTACGAAAGAAAAAGCTTACCGAAAGCGGTTTTGAAGAAGAATGGGAAATTCAATTTGCCTGGGATAAGCAAGCAAGTTTCTTAAATGCTCAATCTAAAGCGATGACAACATTAGTTAATCTTATTGAAAAATACGATAAGTTAGCCAATACAGAGGAACAAAAACTACGTATTGAGAAACTCAAGAAGGAAATCGCAGCTATTAAAATTGATGGTGAAACCAATCAGAATACAGAGGACTGGAAAGAGTCGCTTATGAAGATAGCAGAGCGCAGACGTAAACAAAAGGAAGCTGAAGCTAATGAGTAATACAGCTTTTAGTGAATTTATGGAGATTATCGATGTTTATTGGGATGATCCAGTTGCGTTTGCCGAGGATATGCTAGGTTTTTATCCTGATGAATGGCAGAGAAAAGTTCTTATGGATTTGGCACAAAGTCCAAAAGTTTCGGTTCGTTCTGGTCAAGGTGTTGGTAAAACAGGTCTTGAATCAGTGGTTGTTATCTGGTTTCTCTGCTGCCGACCAAACCCAAAAGTCATTTGTACAGCACCTACAAAGGAACAATTATTTACTGTACTTTGGGCTGAAATAGCAAAGTGGTTAGAAGGTAGCGCTGTTAAAAATCTTCTTAAATGGACTAAAACAAGAGTTTACATGATTGGTAGTGAGGAACGTTGGTTTGCTACTGCTAGAACAGCAACGAAGCCGGAGAACATGCAGGGTTTCCATGAAGACTATATGTTATTTGTGTGCGATGAAGCTTCTGGTATTGCAGACCCTATTATGGAAGCTATACTTGGTACTTTATCTGGTGCAGAAAACAAATTGTTTTTATGCGGAAACCCAACAAGAACAAGCGGTGTTTTTTATGATTCTCATAATCGTGACAGAGATTTATATAAAATACATAAAGTCTCAAGCCTAGATAGCCCTCGTACAAGTAAAGACAATATAGAAGTATTGAAAAAGAAATATGGTGAGGGTTCAGATGTTTGGCGTGTACGTGTACTTGGTGAATTTCCTAAGGCAGAAGCAGATGCTTTTATTCCACTAGAAATTGTAGAGCAAGCAGCAGCTTGTAAAGTAGTGCCTACTGGCGAAACACTTGACTTAGGCGTTGACGTTGCCCGATTTGGTGACGATGAAACCGTAATTGCTCCAAGAATAGGGACTAAGGTCTTTAAATTATTAACTCATTATAAGCAGGATACAATGGAAACTGCTGGCCATGTTTTAAAACTAGCTAAAGAATACATGGTAAAGTACAAACAGTTAAAGAGAGTAGATATAAAAGTCGATGATAGTGGCGTTGGTGGTGGCGTTACGGACAGATTAAAAGAAGTTATAAAATCTGAACGATTACCATTCAAAGTATATCCGGTTGTTAATAACGGTAAGCCGCTTGATGATGAGCATTATGATAATGCAGGGGCAGAAGGATGGGCCGTTGTAAGGGATATACTTGAAGAAAATATGAAAGCATTTATACAAGGTGAAGAACCTACAACGGAGATTCCAAACGATGAAAAAATGATTTCTCAATTTTCTAGTCGTAAATACAGAATAACAAGCAGAGGTAAGATTGCTTTAGAGCGAAAAGAAGAAATGAAGAAACGCGGATTGCAATCACCCGATAGAGCAGATGCTATAGTTCTAGCCTTCTATAAACCAAAAGTAGTTATGGGTGGAAAGGTTAAAAGAGTGTAGTCGGACATTAATTGTTCGGCTATTTCTTTTGCTCTTTATTAATAGAAGAAAGGAGGACACATAAACGATATGAGCGATAAGAAAACCGTAAAGAATGTAAAAGTATTCGGAATTAACAAAGCTGCAGACGACCCAAAGAATAAGGAAGACCACAGCAAACAAATGACCGTTGACCCATTCGCACAAATATATGGCGATAAGGGATTGGTTAAACCTCCTTATGATATGAAAGTGCTGCTGGATATAAAGGAAAGTAATCCTATTCATTCTGCTTGTATTAGCGCGAAAGTGGATGATATTGCTGGTGTTGGTTTTGACTTTGCTCCTTTTGAAGAAGTAAAAGAAGCAGCGAGCCAGGAGCAATATAAAAGCTTAAAAGACTTTATGCGGAATTGTAATCCAGAAATGACAAGCTCAGAGATCATAAGGGCCGTATGGGATGATTATGAAACAGTCGGATGGGGCATTATTGAAGTCGTTCGTAATAACAAAGATGAACCGTCAGAACTATACCATATTCCAGCTCATACGGTTCGTGCTCATAAAGATAAAGTACGCTTTGCTCAAATTGTAAATAACAAAGAGCGTTGGTTTAAAAAGTTTGGTTATCCGGATGATTTTCGTCTTGTTGATGGTATGGCATTAAATGCAGAGGATATTGCAGAAAACGGAACAGAAAAAGCAGGAGAAGTAATTGTTATTCGTAAATTCGGTTCTCGCTCTTCTTATTATGGGATACCTAATTACGTTAGTTCTATAGGTTCGATAGTTGGCTCTCAAGCGGTAAGAGATTACAATATTAACTTTTTTACAGGCAAGACTATTCCAGATGCTCTGCTATTCCTTGAGGGAGTCGATGAAATAGATGAGGGAACAGAAAACGAACTAAAAGCGTTTTTCTCTGCAGAAACTAAGGGTGAACATCATAAGTTGGCCGTAGTTCCTGTTCCACCAGGAGCAACAGCTAGGTTAGAAAAAGTCAGTCCAGACGTAAAAGAAGGTAGTTTCCGTTTATATAAGCAGGATAGCGCAATGGAGATATGTGTGGCCCATCGTGTACCGCCTTATCGTATCGGTTGGGCTATGACAGGTTCATTAGGACAAACAACTGCTAAAGAAATGAACGAGATGTACAAGCGTTCTATTATTGAACCTGGACAAGAAATATTAGAGCATCGATTAAATAATCAATTGTTCTGTGTGTTCGATGAAATACTAGGCGGTTTAGATTGGCATTTTAAATTAAATGAGATCGATACGGATGATCGTGAAGCAGATTTGAAGTATGCAAAAGACAGTTATGAGGGTGGAATATTAAAACTGAATGAGTCCCGTAAAGTAGTAGGATATGAACCTGTACCAGAAGGGGATAAATTCTTTAATGGTAAAACCGAACCTTCTATGCCTGAACCGATTACCAAAGCTGCTGATAACGAGCAAGAGAACATAATTGCTATTAATACATTTCGGGAAAAGCATGAAGAAGTAGAAAAAGTTATGCAAAAGAAGGTAGCAGATTTTTTTCCGAGCAGGGAAAAAGGCTCTTAAACCTGCTTCCCGTAATTCGTATTAATAAAGCAGATGATGAATTTGTTCCTGTGATTGATGAAGCAGAAGTTGATGAATTTCTGGATAGTGTGGATTGGGATGAAGAACGACAAATGTTTGTTGATGAAGTCACAGACACACTGCAGGATGATGTAACGGAATTCGTACAAAGTGCTATTGCAACAAACGGATTAACCTGGGTGGTATTAGATCCAATTGGTGATGTTGCTGCAAAATGGGTTGCTGCTTATGCATTTGAATTAGCAAAGGGAATCCATGAAACTACTAAAGATAGATTAAGAGAAACGATGTTAAAGAATCTTAGTGAGGGAATGGGTGTCGATGCATTAAGTGTTTCTATTGCAGATGTAATGTCAGAAGCAAGCAACTATAGAGCAATGATGATTGCACGTACAGAAACTACATATGCAATGAATTACGGTAATTTAATTGCTTATAAGGGTGCCAATAGAAATAAGAAAACATGGCTTACAGGAAATGATGAGCGTGTTTGTAAAGAATGCGGCGGTTTACATGGGGAAACGGTAGATATTGATGATCTATTTAGCAATGGAAAGATGTGTCCACCAGCTCATCCTCATTGCCGCTGCACTATGATTTCAGAAGAGTAATAAAATACACCTATTTGATTGGGGTTTCATCGTCAAAACGTATACGGCTTTAAATCGGCTACTATGCGTTTTGACAGTGGAACCCCAATATTTATAGGGAAGGAGGTAAAACGATGGGATACGAACTAAAAAACGCCGAAATCAGCTATATTTCTCTAGTTACAAAGGGTGCTAACGGTCGTCAATTTGCCATTATGAAAAGTGAATCTACTAAACAACCGAATATATCAAAGCAAGTTCCAATCCTTAAAACAGAGGAAGAGAAGCAGCTTGTTACAGGCGTTGTATATGAACCGGATGTCGAAGATTCGCACGGGGACAAAATGACTGCAGAAGAAATTGAAAAAGCTTCACACACCTTTATGGAAAATTACCAACACATCGACAAGCAACATGATGAAATTGCTGGTAAAGGTACAGTTGTAGAAAACTGGATTGCTAAAAGTGATATGACAGTAGGCGAACAAGAAGTGAAAGCCGGAACATGGCTCATGACAGTTCGTGTTGATGATGCAGACACCTGGGAAGAAATCAAAAAAGGTGAAGTAACCGGCTTTTCAATGGGGGGATTCGGTGAACGTGTAGAAATCGCAAAAAATGATGATTTTACCCATGAAGAAAAAGGATTTATCCGTAAAATGTTTGATTTCATCAAGGGTGAAACACACAGAATCGAAAAAGGTGAAGTGAAGGACCGTTTTATCGATGGGAAACAAAATCGTGATTTACGTGCTGTTTTTGATTTGTTCGAAGATGTGTTCTATTGGGAGATTTGGGAGAACAAGCCCGACATAGACCGTATGACAGCAGCACTTGATGATATGAAGGAAGTTCTTGCATCTATTAAAGGTGGGTATACCATCGCCAAAGCAGAAGACAACGGACAGGCAGATGCAATTTTATTAGAAACTATTAAAAAAGCAGGGAAAGTATTATCCCAAAAGAATCACACGAAATTAGATGAAGCACTTTCTTTAATTAATGAAATAAAAGAATCTGCTTCACCAGAGGAGGAAGAAGAAATGAAGGTAGAAGACATTGCAGAGATTGTTAAACAAGCAGTAGAACCACTATCAACTAAGTTAGATAAGATTGAGAAACAAGTGAATGGCGAGGAAGTTCCGGGTGATAATCCTACACCAGAAGAGCAAACAGAAGCAGAGAAAGCAGCAGAAGTTATTCAAAAAGCCCTAGAACCAATCACAAAACGACTTGAGAATATTGAAAACGCTGCTTCTATCCGTAAAGGTTTAGATCCAGATGAAGAACTTATACCAGGACAACAACAAATTAAAAAATCTAAATGGGCAGGATTAAACCTGTAAGGGGAGGATTATCACTATGACAATGACTAACGCAGAATTATTAGCTCATATGGAACGAATTACAAAAGGTGCAATGACAACAGGAGGGACAGCTGCTGGATTATTAAACCCAGAGCAAAGTAAAGAGTTCTTCCGTATGGCATTCGATACAACACCATTCTCACAATTACACCGTAAAGAAATGCGTAAGGCAAAACAAGGTGAATTAGATAAAATCGCAATTGGTGGCCGTATCTTACGTAAGAAAACAGAAAACAGTGATGATAATTACCGCGCAGGTGTTCAAACATCTAAAATTGAGTACAATACAAAGGCTATTCGCTTACCTTGGGAGATTACAGAAGAATTACTCCGTGAAAATATTGAAGGTGAAGGATATGAAGATACTGTAATGGCTCTCATGTCTACTCAATTAGGTATTGATTTAGAGGATTTACATTGGAATGGAGATACAGAGTCTTCAGACGGAATGTTATCTATCAATGATGGATGGTTGAAAAAAATCAAGAAATCGAAAGAGTCTCATATTGTCGATCACGCTAAGTTAGTAACTGGTACAGGTGAAGCAGCGGCGGCGAATGGATTTGGAAAAGGTTCTATCTTTGCTTTATCCGGTGCAATGCCAAATAAATATAAAAACAGCAACCTACGTTGGATTATGTCTCCAAGCCGTAGAGAAAAATGGATTGAGTATTTAACAAATCGTCCTACTGGCGCTGGTGATGCTGCACTACTTGGAGCAGGGGATCAAGTTAATAAACCAATGGGATACGGAATTGTTACGGTTCCATCTTTAGAAGACGATGTTATTATTCTTGCAGATCCTAAAAACTTCATTGCGGTTAATACATACGACACTCGTGTTCGTAAAACTACAGAAGGTAAATCTGCAGTAATGGAAGATAAACGTTTCTATGTAATTCACTTTGATGATGATGCTGTAGTTCAAGAAATGGATGCAGTAGCAATCCTAACAAATATTCCGGATACGTTTGGAGCTTAATATCCAGGCGTATTTTTTAAGGAAACAAACTCTTTGTTATTAGGGTTTTGAATGTATACTTTTTTAATGTTTTCTTGTTTTTAATAGAAAACGAGATAAAACCAATAAAATCAATAATACGAATGTAAACTTTCATAGATTAGTTTACATTCGTGAAAAAAGGTGAAAATAAATTAAACTCCCAAGTTTCATATTAATCTTGGGAGTTTAATTGTTATATTATTTTTTAATAAATCGAGGTTTACTAAAAAATATAGCAAGTATAAAAAATAAACTGGCAAATAAAATCGCTAATGATGTTTTATTTAGCAAAGGTAATATTATTACTGAGAGAGCTGATAAAATAAAGAAAAATTTCATCAAGTGTATCAACCTCCTAAAGTATTTTAATTATTTCATTAAAAATCAGTAATGTAAATATTTGAATGTAAATTACTATTTATTAGTTTACATTCGTGAAAGGGGTGTTAATTATGAAAATAGTTGCGCTGCGATTAGGTGGCACTTACACCGCTTATGGACAAAAGTTTAAGAATGGCCAAGAGGAAACAGTTGCAAATGATAAAGCAGATTACTTAGTAAGTACTGGACATTTTGAATTTGTAAGCGAAGTCGATAAGAAGGAGAAAGAAACATAATGGATATTACCGTGCAGGACATTAAAGACCGCGTAAATGTGCAGAAAATGCCCGATACGGTTATTCAAGAGCTAATAGATTACTATGCAGTTATTACAAGAAAGTATTTAAGAGTCAAGCCGGAGAATCCGATGAAAGAAATCATTCGGACAAGTAAACTGGCTTGGCTTTCTTTTACTGCTGAATCTGTAGCAAAAGTAATACATGTTAGTTCTAAACAAGATATGACCGATTCTATTACTGTAAATGGGCGTATTGTTTATGGTTTATCTGAAAATCAAACATATGAAATCGAATATAAGATACAAGATTACGATGATCTGCAGGTACTTATGAGGAAATGTATTATTGATTTGGTTATTTCTGCAGTAGTTCGTGCCAACTTACAACGAAAAGGTATGAAGACATCGGAGAGTATTGGTGATTATTCGTACCAGATTAGCCCAGAAACGCTAGATGAACCAGCTACAAACAATAAGATACTCAATGGTTTAAAAGGCTTTAGAGCAAGAGTTAAGCCGGTGATGGCTACATGAATACGTACTTCGATGATGGTGGCATGGATGATTTATATATTCATGAGGTAGTTGTAAAACGAAAATCAAAAAAGAAACAATCCTCTGGTAATTATGCAGAAGTAGAAGAGGACGTTTACGAGAATATGACTTGTCGTGTAACTACTAATTCCGCTGCTGATAATGAGAGGTTTAAGCGTGATAAACAAAATTTTGATACAACCTTTAAGATATATGCACCTGCTTCTTACAAAATTAAACCTAATGATCGTATTCATTTCAAAAGTGAAGAATTAGGTGTTGATTATACGTTTGAAGTAAAAGGAGAACCGCGTAATCCCGCGTTTATGAATCACCACATTGAAATTTATTGCGAAAAGGTATGATTCTATATGGCTAATTCAGTAGAAATTGAGTACTCAAGCAATATGGAGCAAATAAAGACGCATATTAACGCTATGTGTGTTGAAAAAGTCACAGCAGCATCTATTCATTTACAAAATCAAGTTAAGAAGAATCTCACGGGTAGCCGTAGCGGTAAACAATACAAAATACCTCATACAAGTCGTAAGTATACTGCTTCTAAACCAGGGGAAGCTCCTGCTGTTCGTACTGGTGATTTGCTAAATTCGATTAAATACAATGTTAAACGGTCACAATCAGAGGTATTGGGTGCAGTAGGAAGCGACTTGCAGAAAGCGATATGGCTTGAAGCTGGTACAAGTCACATGGAAGCCCGTCCATTCCTATTAAAAGCGTTTGAAAAAGAGCGCAGAGAGCTTAAAAGAATGATGGGAGGGTAATATATGTCTAACGCTATTGCAGCTATTAGAACAATCGTGGAGAAGGATGAAATAATTAAAACTAATCTATCTGAATATGGTGAAGGCGAGGACAAAGGCCCTGCTCTTTCATTCCAAACTGCACAAGATGATATGGGAATGCCTTATGTAGTTATGAGAATTGAAGCAGATAATCCGGATGATGTTGAAATTATAGATCGTATGATTCTGAATTTCGATGTGTATTGTGATAACGGGGATTATGATAAGGCAAAGTTGATTGCTACACGTATTGAGAAGTTACTAGATAGAGAAGTTGGTTTAAAAGATGATGGGATACTTTCTATACATCGTGCAGGTAAACTGCCGGTACCGGATGAAGACCCATCTATCATTCATATAAATGCTAAATTTCTTGTCCGAACCATGCGAACGGACTTGTATTAGGGGGTAGGACAAATGAGCTGGAAATTAATTAATGGTGTCCGTGAAGGGACTACTGATAATTTTGTTATCGGTCCTGGTGTCATGTACAAAGGTTTTAAAAGTGTAAAAGAATTAGGTGAACTTGTAGGAGCGACTACAGGCGGAACTAAAGTAGGTTTTGACCGTGAGTATTACGATGCGGATATTGATGGTGTACTAGGTAAAATGGTGCGCGGTAAGTGGTTGCTAAAAGATGAACCTCATGTAGAACTTACACTAGTTGAATTTACGAAAGAAAATCTGCAATTAGCTTTACCTGGTATGACAATAGATAGTACTACAGAAACAGACTACGATATTATGAAACCTTCTAATGATATTCCTGATTCAAGTTACCATGATATAGCATTAATCGGTATGATTTCTGGAAGTGAATCACCTGTTATCTTTGTAATTCGTAATGCGATGGTAGTTTCATCTATTGAGGTTGATCTAAAAGATGGTAAAGGAACGGTTGGCTTGAAATGCAAGTTTATTGGTCATTACAGTGAATCTGCACCATCTACACCGCCATATGAAATTTACTTACCGAAGAAAAAGAAAACAACAACACTAAAAGCACCGGCTACCGTATAAATGGTAGTCGGTTTTCTATTACATAAAACGAGCTAAATGCTAAAAGGAGAGAACGGAATGGCTTCTATTTTAGAGAAAATGATGAATAACGGTACAGAAATTACAATCATGGGTGTAAAAGTGGAAATGCGACGTTTAAATGTAACTGATGTTTGGCGATTTGCTAAGATCATTTCAAAAGTTGGACGCAGTGCAATGGCCAACTTCGCTGATTTTGGTAAGGATAAGCAAGAAATGGATGAACTAACTAAAGTAGCAGAAGCTCTTCCAGAAGAACAAAAACAAGCGCAGTTAGCTGCACTTAAAGAGAGACAGAAACAAAAAGGATTAGAATTCGCTTTCCGTGTCCTAACAATGATTCCTGCTTGCGAAGATGATTTCACAGAGTTCTTTGCTAGTTTATTAAAAGTAAAAGCAGAAGAGTTTCGCCAATTCCCTCCGGAAGCAATGGTTGCTGTTATACAGGGCTTATTAGAAAGTGAGGACTTAATGACTTTTTTCAACCAGGTCAAGGGACTCGTGAAAGTTCAGAGCGAGAAATGGAGCAAACCAGCAGCGGCTCAAATCCAAGCGTAAAAGAAGATACAGATGAATATTTAGAAGAAGCCGAACAAAATATGTTACGTGCTTTCGATAAGATCCAAAAGCGGTATGGATGGACAGATGAATATGTCTTATCCATACCGTATTCGCGTTTAATGGACTTATTTTCTTTAATTGCACGAGAAGAGCAACAAGAAGAACTGAATGAATGGAAGAAGATGGCGTTTATCGGCTTTCAAACTCGTCAGCTTGAAGAAGGAACTACTTTCAACGATTACCTTCAAGCTTTTGGACTTACCGATACTCAAGATGATAAAGATTCATCTTATGAGATGGGCGAAGTATGGACGAAAGAAGCATGTGAAGCGCACGTTGAGCAAATCATGGCTCAATTCCAAGAGGAAGACGATGAGGAATAAAAGGGTAATAAACCCCAGCGAAGGGGGTGGTTAAATGCTCGCTGAAATGTTCCAGTTGTTCGGAACGATTGGTATTAAAGCAGATGGTGCATATAAAGATTTACAGCAATTCGAAGACCGCGTGCAAAAAACTGCGAATGGAATGCATGATAAATTCCAAAAAGCAGGAGAGTCAATAAGCCATGTAGGTAGTAAGATGCAAGAAACAGGCGCAAATATGACTGCTGGTGTGTCATTACCTTTAGCTGGTATTGGTGCAGCTGCTGTTAAAGTGGCCTCTGACTTTGATGCATCTAATAGAAAACTAGAATCTACACTAGGATTATCAAAAGAAGCTACTAAAGAACTTGGTAATGTTGCAAAAGATACCTGGAAAGATGGATTCGGAGAAAGTATTCAAGAAGTAGATGAAGCTGTAATACAAGTAAGTCAAAACATGAAGAATCTTTCTTTCGATGAAATGCAGGGAGCTACGCAGAATGCAATGACTCTTGCAAAAACTTTCGACACTGACGTTAATGAGGTTACACGAGGGGCCGGACAACTGATGAACCAGTTCGGTTTAAGTGCAAAAGAGACATTTGACCTCTTAGCTTCTGGTGGACAAGCAGGACTTAACTTCTCGAATGAAATGTTCGATAACGTTTCTGAATACGCACCATTATTTAAACAAGCAGGATTTTCTGCTGAAGAGATGTTTACCATTATGGCAAACGGAACACAAGACGGTTCATATAACCTTGATTACATCAATGACCTTGTTAAAGAATTTGGTATTCGTGTACAGGATGGTTCAAAAGGTGTAGCTAATGCATTTGCTGAAATGTCTCCCGAAACACAAAAAGTATGGGATAACTTCAACAAAGGCAAGGGTACTTCTGCAGATGTATTTAATGCAGTACTTGGTGATTTAGGAAAAATGGACGATAAAGTCAAAGCTAATCAGCTTGGTGTTGCTGTATTCGGTAGATGATAAATTGTGCCGAATTAAAATTGCGGTATAAAGCAAAGAGGGTGCGAATCCTAATTTGAACCGAAGGCTATACCAAGTATAGTCAGGGGCAGAGCATAGAAGGTGAAAAGATATAATCCTTCCACGAGACCGCGACACTTATTAGTGAAAACGTATGCCGAACTTACAGGAAATGAACTGTAAGAAGTAGAGGATAAAAAGCCTTTACGATAACAAATTGACAAAGTGGGAAGACATGGGGGCAGAAGCTGTATTAGGGCTGAATAATGCCGATGGTGCATTACAAGATGTTGACGGCAGCATGAAAAAAATGCAGAAGACTCAACAAGAAGCCTTTGGTGTTCGTTGGCAGAAGCTTACTCGTACTACTATGGCATCATTGGAGCCTTTAGGACAAGCTATCTTAGATATTGCAGAAGTTGCTCTCCCACCAATTATTAAAGCTGTAGAAGTTGCTGCAAAAGCGTTTAGTTCTATACCGAAACCTATTCAAATTGGTATTGTAGCAATTTTAGGTATGGTTGCTGTATTAGGTCCACTAATTGCAATGATGGGCTTTATGACAAGTGGAGTTGGTGCATTTGTCGGTTCATTTAGATTCCTAGTACCAGTATTATCTAAGGTTCCTTTATTATTTACGGGTATATTAAAACTCGGCCCTAGATTAATTGGTATGTTCGGAATGATAGGAAGAGCAGTAGCTTTCCTAGGTAGTACTGCATTTGCTGGACTTTTAAAGGTAGGGCCTAAACTTATTGGAATGTTTGGTGCAATAGGTAAAGCGCTCGCTATACTTGGAAGATCTGCAATGACATTACTCATGAATCCCTGGACTATTGCTATACTAGCTGTTGTTGGATTAGTGTATTTAATTTATAAGAATTGGGATGACGTTGTTAAATACACAAAACAAGCCGTGAAATGGATAGGTGACGTATGTTCTAAAGGGTGGGATGCAACCGTAAAAGGTACAAAATCCGCTTGGAATGGGTTGTCTAAGTTCTTTTCCGGCTTCTGGGAAGGTACGAAGAAAGTCTTCCATGCATCCGTATCATTTCTAGGTAAAATCCTAGAGGGCGCGTGGAAAGGTATTACTGCAGTAATAAAATGGCATATCAATACTTGGAAGAAAATATTCGAAGTTGGTTGGAATGTCATTAAATTTCTGTTTAATGCTGCTTTAAATGCTATAAAAAGCGTTGTCAAATTCGCTTTAGAAGTCATTAAGAATGTAATTTCATTTTATATAAAAGCGTATCAAACGATTTTTAGAGTTGGGTGGAATATCATTAAAACGATATTTACTACTGTCCTTAACTTTTTGAAATCGTTTATTCGTGCTGCATTTGAATTCATAAAAAATGTGATTTCAACAGCGATGAATGTTATTAAAACTATTATTTCTGCAGCATGGAATTTTATAAAAACAGTATTTGTTACTGTATTGAATTTCATTAAAACCACTGTTCAAAATGCATTCAACTTTATTAAAAATATAATCATTACCGTAATGAATGCGATTAAAAATTTCATTCAATCGGCATGGAATTTTATTAAGGATACGATCATTGGAGCAGTTCGGGCTTTCGTTAATTTCGTAGTTGATAATTTCAATAAAATTAAAAATACAATTTTTAGTGTTGTTGGAGCTATTAAAGATTTCATAGTAAATAATTTCGCTACGATTAAGAAAGCTATTACCGGTACTTTTACAGGTATTGTAGATATCGTAAAAGATGTATTTGGCAAGGTAGGCACCATTGTAAAAAATGTAGCAAAAGATGCAGTGAACTGGGGAAAAGATATCATTGCTGGTATTGGTGAAGGTATGGCTGCAATGGGTGGCTGGGTAGCTGATAAAGCAAAAGGCGTAGTCAGTGGAATTCCAAAAGCCGTTAAAAAGTTCTTTGGTATTCGAAGTCCTTCACGCCTAATGATGGAATTTGGTGGATTTATTACAGAAGGTCTAGGTGTAGGGATGGAAAAAATGATTCCTGCAGTAGACAGAGCTTCTGAATTGCTAAACAAAGCAGTGGTTCCACCTAAGCCAATGAAACTAGTAACCGATGTATCTACTCAAATCGGACAAATGGGAGCACGTTCAGCTGATCTAATCGGTAAAACTGCACATCCATTTGCTGGACAAACCCACGTTGAGAAGAAAACAGATAACGGTGTTACGATTCAAAATGCAACATTCAGAGTCGCTGTTGAAAAATTACAAAATGCAGAAGACTTTGTAAAAATGAGAAAGCTGCTACAAAACGTAGTTGCTGATGATCTAATGGGAATGGCGGTGCGAAATGTATGAGTATATTAAAAACATTGCATAGGAGAGGTGGTTCATACCATCTCTTAGGGGATGCTACAAAATTAAAAAACACAATACAATATACCATTAATTTCTCATGGCCAGGGACATATAACTTTTCATTTATGTCCCAAGTTCCTATTGGTTCTGATGGCATGTTACCAGATAAATATTTTATCGTTCGGGTTAATGGTATTGAGAGATTTAGTGCAAGAGGCCCTTATGACTGGGAAGCGCGAGAAATCTTTGTTGGTGCAGGTCCACAAACAATTGAATTTACAACAATCGGTTACGGTTCTTCTGACGTGGCATATATACGCGACGTACATTATTATGCATTTGGGCATGTACCTAATATCGAAAAGATTGAACAAACAAAATTGCCGAAATCACTAGACGGCTTAAAAAGTTATAATGTCATGCATGGATATCCTCGTTTTCAAAGTGCTGGTAATAAAGGATGCGAAGTAGAATTCACTGTTCTATTCAAAGATATCAGTCATTGGCGTGATTTCATGAGAGAAATATATCGTCCTCACATTATCACTGGTGATTACGGTACGTACGGGGGTATTATTTCTCCGAACGAAGTGGATGCAATACGAAAAGGAACGCTAGTAATAGCAAAATGTAAATTAACATCTATGTCACAAGCAGGTATTGGAGTTGATGGAATGTGAGAGAAGGATCTATTTCTTTAATCAGAATGTTGGGGAGTTATTTCCAAGTTGGGAATAACTCCCCTAATTTAATTGTTTATATGAAAAGAAGGGACTCATCTTCTTATGTACAAGTACAACACCGTGTAACCGGCTTAGAAGTGCAGGAGAACGCCGACCAGTTCGCTAGTACATTTACTATTAGCTTTGCAAATGAATACGGGGAAATGGCTCCGGATAACTGGTATGGTAAGTTTTCTTCTATTCAAGAATGGTTTTATAACAGTGAGGTAACAAATACAAACCAGTTATATCCACAGACTGAATTTAAAGTGTCTATTGGTTACGGTAACGAAGCTTTACCATATATACATGGTTTTGTATCGGATGTGAAGGTAAATGCCGAAAGTGGCACCATTTCAGTAACCTGTACAACGTCTTATAAAAAGGTTCTTCATAAGTCGGTGATTCCAACACCTGGATCAGATGAAATTGTTGCACCAACCGGTAATGTTTATGATGTAGTGAAATTCTTCTTTAAAAAAGCAGGAGTTCAATTGCACGGCAGCGGAGTAAACATCCCTGGTACCAATCAAAGTTGGATTGTTGAGGGAGCAACAGGAAAGAGATTTCAAAAATGGGATGAAATTGTTCGCGACATTATAGATACAACATTCCATTACATTAAACACGAACCAGATGGCAGTTGTACGTTTATGAAAATGCCAGACTATGCAATTAACGAACCTGCAAAGTTTAGCTTTAGAGAAGGCGAGAACCTTATTTCATTAGATATGCAGCTAACGGACCAGGATATAAGTAATAGTATTGTTGTTAAATGTGGAGATTACGCAAATGGATTTCTTAATTCGTTTCTATTAAAAAATGTATCGCAGGGTGATTTACGAGAGGAAATGATAGAAGTTCCCTGGGCAACTACATTCTTTGCAAGAAGAGCAGTTGCTGCAGCTTATCATTTAAAAGCAATTCAGAAGTTCAGAACATTAACAGTTGCAGTCGTTGGGGATCCACGGATTCAATTATTTGATGTAGTTTCTGTTTTCAATAGAGATTCTGGCCAACAGTGGAATTATTTCGTAAAAGGTATTAATACAATGATTTCTGCTGACGATGGATTCTATCAAACTTTAGATTTAACTGTTAACTATGGGTATGAACCTGCTCCATATACAGATATAACTGGTATTACAGTAAACATTGATACGCTACGATTAAAACTTTGGGATTGGGATTTAGAAGATGGCGACTTATTAAATATTTATTGTAATGATAAGTTAGTTGAAGAAAATTATTTCATCCGGAACAATCCAACATATGTTGATATTCCACTTGAGTATGGCGTGAATATTATCGTATTCGAAGCAGTTCGGAACCCTAAAGGGATTCTTACAGGACGTTTACAAGTACTAGATACGCAGAATAATATCTTATTTGATTATGGTTCTTTACCAGATTTATCATTTCCTCGGGTAAATCAAGATGCAAATCACTATTATATCCAACGACCAGCCAAAACGTGGTCTGTTACGAGGGTGAACTAGGGGTGATTCTATGATAATGCAAAAAAACTTATATGATCCTATTATGTATTTGATGAAAGGATTAATTGATAGGCAAATATATACCGGTGGTAAACCAATGCCTGGGAATGACCCAAATGACGTATTTAAAGAAGGCATGACCGAAGGATATACGCTTATTCGTGACGGTGCTCGTCTATCTGCAGTCGATGGTGATAAATATCTGCATTATGATTTAGCTTTTAATGCGCACGGTATGCTAGAAAAGGTTCTTGTCTCCCATAAAGTAACCGGAAAAGAGATGGAGATACAATTAATATACAATGCACAAAAGCAATTAGAGCGTGTGCAGCCGCGACTTCTCAATAAAGGTAACGGCATACTATCTGATTTACCAATTCCCGATGTGTCGTAATGACGCACGGGAATTTTTTAATACACGAAAAAGGGTGATTGCTCTTGTTTGAAACAACGTATTTAGCCGGTGGGCGATTAGATCCACCTTTTCATCCAACTAAAACAGAACCATTCATACCTGGTTTCATTATGGATTCTACATCATTTAAAACAGATGAAGTGAAATATACATTACCTGCAGATATGGAGATTTACGCAATTAGTGTTAGTTCCTCCATCTATGAATTAGATGATAAATGGGATTTAATCGTGAACGGGCAAACTATTTGCCAAGATATTTATACAAAGCGTCTTCCGGAAGGTATGCACTTTATGGTTTATAAAGCAGCAAAAGCAGGAGACACAATTGTATTTCGATTCCATAACCAAGGGATTCTTGATAAAACAGTATGGTTTGAATTGCACTTTGTAAGATAAGGGGGCGTACTGATGAGTTTTGCTGTTAATTACATGGCTGGTGGAAGATTTGATGCGCCTTACTTCCCAACAAAAACAGAGCCATTCATACAAGGGCGAAGAGTTGGTATTCATGATGAAATCCATGTAGATAAGTTTTCATTACCATTCGAAACGGAAATGATTGCTTTTTCTGTTGCTGCTTCACATTACAGTGATACGGACTATTGGAATTTATTTATTAATGGCCAACAAGTATTTAAAGAGGTTTATGTAAAAGATGTGCCGGAGGGATTTAATTTCTCCGTTGTAAAACCAATACCTGCTAATGCAGAGCTAAAGTTCGAATACCACAATGCATCTGCAGAGAAAAAAGCTATATGGCTTAATTACCAACTATTAAGAGATTAGGAGCGTGAAATAGATGGCATACGTTGAAAAAATGTATACAGAAGGCGAATTCCAAGACGAAATTGTTAAATTGGTAATCGCTAACGGATGGAAGAAAGTAAAATCGTTTTTCAGAGCAGTTTATCCAGATATGGATCAGAAATCCGATGATGATACAAATTTCGTATTCGGTATGAGTAAACACATGCTAGTAAAGAACAATAGCGGCTCTATTTATGGAATTGCTCAAATTTCAAAATGGTCACTTAAAAAGTCAGAGATAAAATACAACTTCACAAATGAAGAAGGCAAGAAAGCTTTTGCTGAAGACGGTAAGAAACGTTTGGAAATCGGCAGAGATCGTTCTTGTTTTTATGTATATATGATTGAAAAAGAGCCAAGTGTTGCTGATGAGGGTGTTCTTGTTCTCCCTTATGAATCTATTAAATTTGAGAAAACATTATTAGATGTTGAATTAACTAAGATAACAGTTACTACAAAAGTAAGTCCAGGTATCGGTGGAACTTCTTACAAAGTTTACTCTTACGATGAAGCAGAAACACAAGTCATGATGTCTCCTTGGGTGAAAGTAACGTTAAGAAATACAAACTTGCAAGGTATCGATGCGAAAACAAATTGGTGGCCAGATTCATTGGTTCGAATTAATGGCCAAGTTGATGAAAGTCGCGTCGTCTTATTAATCCAAGCAGATAATACACCAGCTTTTGAAAATAATGTAGTTCCAGTTACACCGCTTTACATGGGGCAATTAGAGAGTTACGCAAATGATGATACATTAGGTGATGCATTGTGGGCAGGAACCGCATTCGATACAGGCAATGAGGATGCATCACATAAATTCGATTTTAACGACCCGAAACCATATAGAAATGTAGAGTCCTATATGCCTGTTATGAAGTCATATCCGCGTTCTCCAGGTAACGGCATCGATAACGTAATTATTAAACGTTCACGATTGGGAGCGAGGTACCAGGCTCATTATATTGCTTGGAATGTAGCACCTAACGCAATGCCACCAGATCGTGTAGGGAAAGACGGTGGCCAATACTCACTATCATGGCAATCGCAGGACAATGACGAATACAAATATCAATTTAACCCGTCTGTTTACAGCAACAAAGTGCATACCTCTCGTGCTTATATTATTCACCCGGATGAAGGGGTACGTGGATATTTACCTTATATGATCCTATTGTCACCGCTAGGTCTGTTAAATGGCGATAGATTAAAAGTTAGAAAGAATACTTGTCCGGATACACATGACATTTACAAATTCTTCAATGTAGATGCTATTTCACCAATTACAAAAAGACCTGCTACAGCGTATCGTCCTGCTGGATTAGGTATTTTTGAGAAAACAGTATAAAGGAGTGTACATATATGTGGTTTGATAAAGTCGTATATTTACAAACATTACCGCAAGAATTAGAAAAACTATTTGCTGATAACGGTTGGAAACGAACGCTATTTTTCCAAATTAAGAGCGGCATTTCAAAATTTATAGATGTTAGGTTGTTTGAATCGTTAGGAAGCGATGGAGAACGCAGAAGGTTCGGTATTGCAAATGCATATGACACTGCTGATTCAGATTTCACTGATAGCCGGTTTATATCTGCAGATTCTCCACTAGGTAAATTAGGGATGGGGGATGGAGTGAAGAAAGACTTCTCTATCCCTGTTTCTCCTGTTCTTGGCCCTTCTGTCATAGTATATGTAAATGGGTTTGAGCAAGAAAAGAGTAAATATAAGGTGGATGCAACTACAGGAAAGGTAACATTCACTACTGCTATTGCAAAAGGCGATAAAGTAACATGCGAATACAGATTGGCTACCAATACATATGAGCCAAACAATGACATGCTGCTATTCACTTTCAATCGATATTTCATCGAAAAAGAGATCCTTTCCGGTGATAAATTAGGTGAATTAGGAAAAGGCGATGGAACGAAAAAGAACTTTTCATTCCCATTTCCTAATTTTGATGAAAGCAGAACCATCGTTTACAAGAATAATACTATTGTTGACCCTAGTGAGTACTCGTTCACTGAAAAAGAAGTTGTATTTAAAACTGCACCTGCAGCAGACACAACAATTAAGATTAGCGGTATTTATTTCTTATTACCAAAAGAAGACGGGACACTGGATGCATTAACCGCAAAAACAAGCTTTGATGTACAAAAGATGGAGAGCATTATGGGGGAAGTATATTCGACAATTAACTTTGTAAATCCATCCCCTTATACATCGATTAGTTTTACTCCAGAGCAGCGTTTCTCTAAAGAATTGAATCGTGACTCTGTTGTTTATCTGTATGGAAATGCAAATAAAGACCGCATGGTTATGTTTATGCGTGTAGATCCAACACCTAATCCGGTTCGTGCCTTATTCGTACCGTTGTATATTGGAAAACTTTATACATTTGATGTTGCACCAAGAAAAAATATGGTGATTTTAAGCGGATGCAGACCTGGCGATCAGTTTTCATATTCTCCAAATAAGAAAATAGGTAATGCTCCACTTGATTACGGTTCTGATACATCGAACGGAAACGAAACAGTTCAATTATCACAATCAAGTACAGGAGCCATGTACCAACATCATTATCTAGCTTTCATTACTCATGATATGTCAGTAGATAGTGGACAAGGACGCTTTAATCCATCGGTTTATAGTGGTAAATATCATTTATCTCAAATTTATATTGTTCATCCAAACGATGGATATGTTGGAAAACTAGATGATGTTTATGCAGTTCATCCAAAGAATATCCAGCAAGCCGATGAGCTAGAAATCGAAAAAACAGTTGTAGATGAAGTGCTTGGGCAAGGCGATGGCCATCGTAAAGTATTTCATTTAGAACATAAGCCAAAGGGCGAAACGTTAAGATTATTCATTTCATGTAAAGAAGTAGAAAAAACAGATTATGTATACAATGCAGAGGATAAGACCGTTACATTTAACGAAGCACCGGTTATTGGTTCTGAAATCACAGGCGCTTATGAAATGGCTCAATTATATCGTTATACATTACCGACAACGCCAGTTTGTCCTATGACACAAGCAAAAGCAACACCATTTAATCCAATTGGTTTAGCAATCTACAAAGAAGATATTTAAGCATAAGGGGGTAGCAGAAGAATGAGTGAAAAAGTTTATTCTATTGCTTCCCCTTCTATATGTACCAAAGAAAAAAGTCATGTTGTTGTCGTTGGTTCTGGACCTAATCAGAATGAAAAAGTTTATTCTTTCTCTATTACACCAGCGAATACAGAAAACAAAAATGATGTTGATTATCCAGTTTGCATTGCTCCTTATGCGAGATATAAGGCTGTTAAAGAAGATAACGCAGGAATAACCGCCACAAAAGTAAGAGCAAAAGGGATTTTAACAGATGTTGTAGAGAATGCATTGCGACAAATAGAGGTAGAAGCCTACATTTCAAATACAACTGATTCTGATATAAATCGAAATATAAATGTGGCCAACATTGAAATGCAGCATTCGCAACGGATGGACAGCATTTCTGTTCAACTAATTTCTGCAGAAGAATCACCACAACATAGGCGAATTTTCGATATAAACCATATCGAAGGGGTAGAGAGCGCAAAACCAAACGAGATAGAAGCAATGGTACACGCTTCTGATGAAACAAATCTTATAACGAATGAATATGAAGTTGCACCGATCATACAGCAGGATTTACTAAAAGGTAAGTTACGTGAATTCGCTGCAGGTGTAGAAGTATTACCGGAATGGGTAAATGTTGCGCGTATTGTATACGGTGAGGGTTTTTATAATGATCTTATGGCCGACAGAGTTACAACGGATTATGAAGCTGTATCAATGCATAATGAAACGAGCGATATTGTTACCAGGGAGCTAAAAGCTACACATGCAGAAGTTGCTTTATCTACTGCAGTTCCAAATATATTACCTGTATCCATTGTCGAAAATGAAACTGGTGATATACAGCAAAAAGAAATACTTCTTCATGCTCCGGCGCAATTCGAATTTGGTACAAAAGAGCGAGAAGTTAAAGGGATTATAGAAGAATTTGATTTGTTCAATGGTATGGGTATACCGGTTTATCTGCCGGATTATGATTTATTTTCTCGTATGCAAAGAGACATTGAAACATCTATTACTACACAATATGAATCAAACCGCTTAGAAGAAATAGAAAACGTGAACCTGCTCCCTTATGAAAATATAGAAAGCGCGTATTTAATTCGTAACATAGATGTAAAGCAAATTAACCTGGATCACTCTATTCGAACAAAGGAACTTGCTGCAGATGTTATTGCAAGTAACGAAGTAAGCAAAAAAATAAATGTACTTGATTCTGAAAGAAATGAATCTGCATCATTTACAAGAACAAAAGAACAGTATGCGAATGTAGATACAACCCACACATTTGAACGTATCGTAGAAACACTTGATTCTGTTTATGCCGATCAACAAGAATTCGCAAATAAAGAAAATGTATTTACTGCAGCCGTAGCCTTAGGACAAGAAGCTGAAAATTCTTCACGAGTGTTATCTGTTAAAGACATTTTCGAAACTGATCATGCGAATAAATCGCAAAACATATTCGAGATACAGACAATTGTCGCAGAAGAAGCAGAGAGGTTACATGAAATAAATGCCGGTATTACTGATGCAGATTATTCTCATCGTATCTTAAAAGAATTACAAGGCGTATCGCCAGACGTTACTTTTGCAGAAGTGAAAAATGCGTTACAAGTAACTGTAGTTGAACTAGATCATGCGGATAAAGAAGATACTGCAGCACTTACACATGTAGATGAAATTTCTTCATCCGGATTAAAAGAACGCGTAATTATTACCGATGTAAATACTGATGAAGTTGCCAATAAAACAGAAAAAGAATTACAAGCTACCATAGAAGAGTTTGATTTATTTGAGGGCCTTGGTATTCCCGTATATCTTCCAGAATTCGATTTGTTTGGCCGTGTTCAAAAAGAACTAGAAACACGTATCGCCTTATTTAATGATTCATCTAAATCATTAAATGTGATGCAGATGAAACTAGATCAAACAATTGAATCTGAAAAAGCAATGAAAGAACATACAACTGCAGTAATTGAAGAAGTGGCTTCTGACATCGTTCCAGTTACCTTAGATGCTGAACATATAACTTTAGACATTTCTTACAAACAAGATTCACAACAAGCTCTTATTACAGAGCAAGAAGCTTTTACCGGTATACGTGAATTTGAAGGCGGAATTATCTCTGATATAACACCAGCTGATAAAGAAGTTATAACAACAGATACAAATGTAATTGAAACTGTAGATGCAGCAAGGGAATCTGAACGATATGCAATCGTTAGTGAACATGAATTATTAGAGCGACAGACTAGCATAGAAGCTGTAACTAATGAAGCAGATACATTTTATAGGGAACATGAATTAGAAAGCGTTACAGAGAAATATGAATGGTTTGAACGTACACCAGAAAGAGAATCAGTTCTAGAAGATAATGAGCTATTCAAAATGGAGAGAGTACTAGATACAGAAAAACCAGATGAATTAATAGTTATCGAAAAAGAAAATGATGATCCTAAGTTATGGCTGCGGCATAGTCGTCAATCTTGGTGGACAAATTCAAATTGGAAGAAAACAAGATAAAGAGAAGGTGATAAAATGGCAAGCCAATTAGGAAAAAACCTATTGCAACCAGAACCAGGGTGGACTCGTGAATATTGCACTTTAGAAAATGCTAAACCAGGTAAGTTTTTTTCAAATGTAGACCTAACCAACAATGTTACAGGGGATAAATGGCGTGCAGTAGGTGATGCTAACAGATTAGAGCAGAATAGCGCCTGGTATGTTGGTGATACATTAGGTCGTTCATTTTATTTTAAGTTTACAGGGAATGCAGTGCGTATATTATTAAAAAATTTTACAACTCATGCATACAATATTGAAGTGACAATAGACGGTATTAGATATCCTGGTTCAGTTCCTGCATATTCTGCCGGCTACTCTCTTGTCGTATTTGAGAAACTTGATCTAATTAAGGGTGAACATAACGTTAAAGTAACTACAAATGGATATGCTTCTGGGGCACCTGGAATTGTTTATACATTTATAGCTGCTATTGATTACGCAGATTTAGGCGCTAAAGTTGGTGATGTATTAAAAGAACCGGAACCTGATTGGAAGCGATTTGATGATACAGATAGCAATATTCGGTACACAGGACCTTGGTTTCATAATAGTAATGCGGTAGGTGACTCTAATAATACGTTGTCATACAAGAACTCAGATCATGGTACTGAACCTACAAAATGCGAGTTCGTATTTTCTGGAAAGGGAATTCGCATTATTTCTAAATACATCAATAGTACAAGTTACAGAGATCCAATAAAAATCACTATAGACGGTTCTTCTGAAACTTACACACTTTCTCCAAAATCAGCTATTCTTCAATGTTTAGTTTATGAGAAATTGGAAATTGAACCTGGAATTCATACAGTTGTAATTGAAGCTCAAGATAATATTATAGATGCTATTGACGTATTACGGGGAGAATTACTATCACCAGATTTAATTAAAAAGCCTAAAGTATCCTTGTATGAAAAAGAAAGTGGAAAAATATTTGTAGATGATTTTGATTCCGTAAATCCAAAATGGCTTATGTCACCATCAAATGCATTTAACAATGCTATAAAAAAAGGATTCTTACGTATGAATCATTCTGCAGATAAAGACGTTATACTTTTAATCGATAAACCACAAAGTAACTTTGCAATCCAGATTATTGCGGACTACGCTCCTACAAAAGAAGGAGATGAAGGCGGCTTACTGATTTATCAAAATGAAAAGAATAAAGTTGAGTTTCTTGAATCCTATTCTTCTAATAGTTCACAAAGCAATAAAGAGTGGATGGCAATATGCAAGGAAGATCAATGGGACTTTTACACAAAGACAGATACATTTTTTGATTATGCGGATAATGATTCATTAGCAGCAAAAAGAATTGGTGTTGTTTTAAAAAGAGGAACTGCAGAGGGATTTGTACCGCTAGACATCAATAAAATTATTATGACAACAAGCAACATGTTACGTCTGCGCCAACTATATGAAAATTATAAGGTTGTATTAAAAGATACTGCAGATAATATCCTGTCTACCAACATTGTAGCTGCAGCTCATACAGGCATTGATATCCTACTTCCTTCTTTAGAGTTTGAAGGAATCATAGAAATATATGATGAAGAAAACGAACTGTTAGCAAAGAAACAAGCTACCTTCTACGGTGGGGATATGTATTGTATGGGTTCATCCCTACAAATCAAAATGAATAGCGCAGAATTAAATACAACGGATCCAACGAATTTAGGTTACATGGTGAATAATGAGCGTATTGTAAAAATGACAATCATAAATGATAACATCGGTGCTGCTACAAATATAAAACTATCCATTCAGCAGTACATGGAGAAAGTCGGTTACACCTGGGCGCTTATTTCTTTAGACGGTACTAACTATTTGAATGAAATACAAATTGATTCAGTAGCCGCACAAAGTACGCGTGATTTTTGGGTAAAGGTTATGAAGGATACTAATTTCCTAGCATTTGAACCTGTTTATTTTAATATTCATCTAAAACATAATTGAGGTGAATACAATATGGGAACTGTAATGAAATTATATAGATATACATCCGAAAGTGAGATTACACCATCAATCCTTATTGAGAGGAATGTACAAATTATAATTGAACCAGGAAAAACTCTATATGCTCCATTGGATGTAGGTTGTAACAAATACGATATTCGTACGCTTCAAGTTACAAATGATTCAAACGTTGAAGCAATGCTATTTATGTACGACCAGAAAGAGAATGGGAATCAAATTTATAAAAGTTTATCAGAAAAAAGAACATATGATATTTTAGCCATTCCTTGCGAGGATAAAGATCATACAAACAAGGTCCATCTTTATATAGAAAATAGGGGCGTAGCAAACTCTACTTTTAATGTTTCTATGAAAGCGATACGTTTAAGTTAAGGAGGAATATATAAAATGACAAATAAAATTTGTAAGTTACACAGAATGGAACGCAAAGAAGTCTTTATGAAGATTATCGATGAAATGAAAAAGGCTGGATGGCAGCAATTAAATGCTGACAAACCAGAAAAAAACAATATTTTTGTTATGTATTCTACAGGTAATGATGGAACAAAAAATAATTACATTGAGTTACGTCCTTTTGATATTAATTCAAAAAACTCAGCATTAGTGAGTACATATGACATAAGAGAACCGAATGTTAAATTTACAGATGGTAGTTACAGACTAATCAGAGGTTACGATAAAGAGAGTGGGAGTGGAACCGGAGAAGAAAACTGGTGGCCTTTAGTATTCCATCACGGGAAAGCAAATTATAATAATGCACCAACCGTGTTAAGTTATGAAAAATATATGGTTGACCTATACCTATATGTTGATAAAGATACTGTCATTTATTGTGTGTATGCGAATGATGATGAAATTCCGTCTGATAAAGGAAAAACAACGATTGGTTTTATAGGCCTTCCTGATGAATTCTATCAGCCAGAATTATTTTCACCTTATTCATATCCTTTTAGTGTTTTGTTAAGTGGTGGAGCCAGTAGCCAAAATGCTGCACAAGTAACTAATAGAAGTAAATTCGCTACGAGCGCAGTAACTTCTCGTACAATTTCGACATTCTTTTGGGATAAGGTCTTTTTAAAAGCACCTTCTAATGAAGGGAAAATAGTTTTTACACCACTGTATTTAGGAGATACGGCTGATGGATTCAGAGGAAAATACGATGGCTTTTACATATACAAAGGGAGTGGCTTTATTTACGGTGATATTGTAGAAGTGATTGAGAATAATGAAGTTCAAAAATACAAATTATTTTATACGTATGCTCCAACTGTAAGTGGACAATACAATTCATTTGTTGAACATGCTGTAGCTTTACGGATCGAATAAGTAGGAGGTAAGTATATGGCAGTACTTCAAGGTATCATCATATCTCCAACAAATCTATACCATGCCGGAACACGTGAAATAAATACACATCGTCAAGGTACTATAGTCAATCCAATTGATTTTTCACATACAGGAGTTAGGCAACTTCTCACACATCGAGGGGTTATTTTAAATCCCGATGATTGGATACGAACAGGTATTAGACAGATTTCCACCCGTCAAGGTGTTATGCACAATCTATCTCAAGGTAAGGGAGGAACTTCTGAAAAAGAAGTAATGAAACCACCACGAGCTGAACCACTAGAATATGCATGGAAGAAAATGAACATATAACTTTATCAAAATCAAGCGTGCAACAGCAGGCTTTTTTATTTTGGCTAAAATTTGAAAGGAGGTGAGAACTTGGAACGAATTCACGAACTCATCAAGTCATTAAATATAGCCGATGTTATTACAAGTACTCAATTTAAAATGGGTGCAGCAATAAGTGGTGGATTAGGAACACTAGTTAATTTTATGTATGGAAAGACGAATCTAATTTGGATAGTGATTTTCGGATGGATTATCATGCTAGATTGGATTACTGGTAGTAGAGCTTCTAAATTAGATGGTACCTATTCATCACAATATGGAATTGAAGGCATCACGAGAACCGTGGTGCTTTTATCATTACCTGCTCTTGCACATTTCTTTGATATGGCTCTTAAACTGCCGGATTTCTTTTTCTTTATGGTAACCGGTGGGTTAATCTATCATATCTTTAATAGTTTTGCTGCAAACTGTGCGAGAATCGGCTGGGATAAATGGATTCCTGCATGGTTATTAGAAAGTGTAGCATCCGAAATCCAGGCGAAAATCCAAAGGTCCGATGCAAGAAAAGAAAAACATAATACCAAATAAAAATATACGCCTTACATAAGGAAAGAGCATTGTCAAAAGACGGTGCTCTTTTTGTTTGGCAAAAAGGGGAATATACACAATGAAAAAACCAATTAAACTATTTAGCTCATTATTTATGACTCTATTACTCTTATTTTCGTTTGCTACGGCTTCTTTTGCCGATAGAGTACTAATTATCCAAGACTTACCGAAACAAGCGTATCGTAACGGTGTGGGCGCTTATGAAGGTGTTGTAGCACATAGTACAGCAACACCAGAAGCACCAGCAATTAATATTCAAAAATATGAATCTCGTACATGGCGTTCTGCTTTCGTTCATTATGCAGTAGATTGGGATGAAACAATTCAAATTGCCGATACAAAATATATCGCTTATGGTGCTGGACCAGCTGCTAACAAACGATTTGTACATGTAGAATTATCGGAAACTAGCAATCCAGCTAAATTTAAATCATCGTATGAACGTTATGTAAAACTATTAGCTAAGATTTTAAAAGATAGAGGGATTCATCCAAGCAAAGGATTATGGACACATAAAGATATTACTTATAAATTAGGTGGAACCGACCACGAAGATCCGCTTGATTATCTTCGCAGTCATGGCGTATCAGAATCACAATTCAGATTGGACGTACAAAAGGCATATGAAGGCGAAACAGTTACAGTTAAACCAAAACCACAAGAACCTGCTCAAAACGTTACTGGGGCAACAGGAGTTGCTTATATCGATGGTTATAACGTAAACCTAAGAAGTGGACCATCAACAAATTATGGCATTACCCGTCAATTAGGTAAAAATGAATCATATCAAGTATGGGGAAAACAAGGTGATTGGCTAAATCTTGGCGGTAACCAATGGATTTATAACAATCCTTCTTACATTCGATATGAAGGGGAACAAACTTCTGCTGCAAGTTCTGAAGTAGGAAAACGCGTTGTTTCTAAAGTGGACAACCTTCGCTTCTATGATTCTGCTTCTTGGTCTGATAAAGATGTAGCTGGAACTGTAGATGAAGGACTTGGATTTACTATTGATGCTAAAGTAACCGTTAATGGTTCAGCTCAATATAAAGTACACAATAGTAGAGGAACAACATACTATGTAACAACTAATGAAGCCTATGTGTATGTAAAGTAGGGAAAAGGGTATGCCCAAGTTTGGGCATACCCTTTTTTTGTTTATAAATCATATCGTTACTCTCTACAATTAGATGTAAAACCAGTAGATTAGAAATTTACCATGCTAAGAGATTATTGATTACGTTATATCAAAGTGTTCTTAATGGGACAAGGTACACCTGAAGTGAGATTACTTAAATGAATATTATTTAAGTGATTGTAAAACATATTTGCAGGAGGTGTTTTTTATGTCTTATTCAATTCCGAGTGTATCAAATTTCTTATCAAATTCTGGTATTAAGATTAATCCTGGTGATGTGGTTTGTCTATTTGGAGGTTGTGACTCTGGAACTTTTAATCCATCAGACCTTATTGAAGTTCCTATTGGTAATAATCCTAATCCAATTAAAGTACCTAAAAATGATTATCTCAAATATATAATGGGATTTGAGACAGAAGAGTTTCAAAAAATTAGCGAAGAAGCACAAAGAGTTGCAAAAAGAATTTTTGATGCTCATTTAACATTGCCTGCATCTCAAATAGTTTTAATTAATACTGTAGCTGAAAATGCCACTGCTATGGTACAAGAAAGACTAAATAATAATGAGGATGGAAATCAGTTAGCTAATATGATTGGATGGAGTTTAGCAGGTCAGGAACGACTTTTAATACATCCTGAGTATCGTTCCGGTACATTGGCACTTCCAAATGATATAGAATCATGTGCAATAATAGTTTCAGCGGCATGTATTGTTGTAGGAACTGCACTTTTAGCAGAACATCCTATAGCTGGAGGGTTGCTTATATTAGGTGCTGAAGGGATTGCTAGTTCTTCTTGTAGAGCTATATATGATTAATCTAAGTCTAATTTGGATGTGAAGTAGAAAAAGGGTATGCCAAGTTTGGGCATACCCTTTTTTGTTTATAAAACATATCGTTGTTTGAAAATATATTAAAAAATTACGTAAAAAATGGACTTTTTTCTATATTTGGGGTAGCACCACATGGCTATCAACCTAAAATTTTATAGTACCCCCAAAACGAGAAAATTGGCATCTCCAGGTGAAAATATACATTTTTTGTTTTGGGGCAACTAGTTTCATTAGCTTGGTGGGCATATTGGTGGAACCCCGAAATGGACATTTGAATAGATAATGCCTTCCTTAAAATAACCTTAATTAAAACATGGTTTTGATAATATATGGAAAATAAATGGTACAATTTTCTGGTATAACCTAAATAAAATTTATTTTAGAAAAGGGGTAGAAGGGAAATGTTCCAGAAGTTCAAGTTTTATTTAATGAGCATTTTAATTAGTTCAATGTTAGGTGGAATTATTATAGGTGCTAATTTCTTGGTCCATAACATATATAATTTAGTTGCAGGTAAAGAATATCATTTTAATATGTGGTCTTCTATTATTATATTTAGTGTTGTATTTATTTCGGGTTTCTCGTACGCGTTGAAGAAGGGGCCAGATATATTTGTTAATGATTAAACCAATAGCAATTATTGTAGGCGCTGCCGTGATCTGGGTGGCGTCTTGTTTGTTGTTAAGGAAAGATAACAAAACTAAATTTCCTTAAAATGAAAAAAAACGCTATTCTTTCTGTAGAATCATAGGAAAGGATGGCGTTTTTTTATGTCTGTTTCTGTGTCTGACGAATTACAACTATTTGCTCAAGAGATTCAAAGTTTTTTATCTCCAAATGCCTTACGGGATCTTGCTAGAGATGTTGGTTTTGTACAACGAACCAGTAAGTACCAAGCAAAAGATTTAGTAGCTTTATGTGTATGGGTGAGCCAAAATGTAGCTATGACTTCTTTAACTCAGTTATCTAGCTGTTTAGAAGCATCAACAGAAGTACTCATCAGTCCTGAGGGACTGAATCAACGGTTTAATAAGTCGGCCGTCCTACTCTTACAACAGCTACTAGCCGAACTACTAAGCAAAAAATTGGCCGCATCTATGCCGATTTCTTCTCCATACACTTCTGTTTTCAAGCGTATTCGTATTTTAGATTCAACTGCATTTCAACTCCCGGATGTATTTTCATCGGTTTATCCAGGTGCAGGAGGATGTAGCCATACTGCTGGGATAAAAATTCAACTTGAGTATGATTTGTTAAGCGGACAGTTCCTACATATTCATACAGGTCCAGGTAAACAACATGATCGTACTTACGGCTCTCTGTGTGCCCCAACTGTGACGGCAAATGATTTATGTATCCGAGATTTAGGTTATTTTCATTTAAAAGACCTTCAATATATACAAGATAAAGAGGCCTACTATATCTCTCGTATCAAGTCGAATACACGTATGTATCAAAAAAATCCTAACCCTGATTATTTTCAAGATGGAAGAATTAAGAAAGGTACAGAGTATATACAGTTAGATATGGAGATGTTACTGAACTCTCTTCAACCAGGACAAACATGTGAAATAGCTGATGCTTATGTAGGAATGATTGATAAAGTGCCAGCTCGTGTAATTGTTCATCGATTAACAAAACAACAGTAA